TTCTTAGCGTTAGTTGGTCTGATTTCACGGTATTCGTGGGTTTTCTTGCCTGCCAAGATTTCATCGAAATACTTCTGTTTGATGCTTAATGTAAGAATGTTCATAATCGTGTCAAATTTAAATTAATACTCAATAGTTGCGGGGGGCTGAATCGAACAACCGACCTTCACCAAGTCAAAGTGAAAAGCTACCACTGCTACACCCCGCGATAGTACCCCAAAGGTACTACCACAACCAAAGATAACGAAATATCTTCAATCGTTATACACGACAATCGGCTTATTGTCGTGAACTAAGCCATTTATCCCGTCTTTCTCTACACGCCTCTAAGGTAGGTGCACAACAAGCAAACAGTTCGCCACTTTCAGTGCGATAGTCATATTGGTACATTCTTACTCTCTTACCTTTCAATTTGGTAGTGTAAGTGCAATAGTTTTCTTTACCGGGTTGACATACGCTGCAACCTCTTTCGTCGTTAATTGAGTTCATAATTATTTATCAATACTTACTTAGTAATTTGTAAAACATTCGCCTTTTCTCTATGTATTTAAGACCGTTTCGTCTAAGACCTCGCTTTGATTTTGATACAGTCATTTGGCAACCTGCAACGCCAACGTAGATGCAATTTAAATGATGCCTTTTAGCTTGTTTGAAAGCCCACCAAATCGCTTCACGGCAATATCTATAGCTATCATTTTGAATACCCTCGTATCCTCTACTCAAAATGAAGTGGCCTATTTCATTTGCTTCTTCTTCTGAATAGCATATTGTGAATATATTATTCATCCTTTCTTTGCTTTACTTGTTCAACCAAAAACTTTCTAAAATTATTCTTGTACTGGCTGTGAATGATTTTATACTGATGGAATAGGTTAGGCAATTGTTTATAACCTTTGCTATACAAGAATTTGGCTACTAATTCAATCTTTTCACGGTTACTGAAACCTCTGTCCTTACACATGTTAGTTATACAGACATTCGCCTTGCTGGTAGGCTTCTTTTCAACTGGTGGCATGTATTCATGTCTGCCATAAGCAAGCGTTCTTGGATAGCCAACCGCTTCACCTAAATATTCACCTGTGATGCAATCAAATTCACCACTAATTAAACTATCTGCTATTTCACCCATAATAATCAATATTTAATGTTTCACATTCAATCTTTCTTCACTCGTATAGGCCACTACAAGCCCAGTTTCATCGTGCTGTATGGTGATGTACTTTTCACCCCTCTCTATAGTAGAGAAGTTATAAGGGGTTACCATCTTACCCAACACTTTGCCCAGTTGCTTCATTAGTGGGGCTTCAGGGCTGATAACTAAAACTAAATCTGCTTTCATAATCGTGTATATTGTGGTAGCCATAAGGCTACCGGATTAGAACTCAACCAATATCAATCTTTCTAAAGAACCTGATGCTTTCACCCACATATGATTATGTCCGAAACCATAATCGAAAAACAGTTTAAAATAAGGGTATCTTACTATTAAAGAGCTCATACAGCCTCTTAACTCGTCTTCTGACATACAAGAAGTTATTTCATTGATAATTTGAACGAAAAGGTGTAAAACTTCTGGTTCATTATTCAATAACGGTTTTTCTATAACTGCTTTTAAAAATATATTTTCTTTCATATTCTTCTATATTGCGCAGGGCTTTCGCCCTGCTGATTAAACTTATGCTAATTCTATCGCTCTTGCAGGCACACAAATCATAGTCCATGTTTTGCCCTCTTTTAGGTAATCCACAGAGTATTCAACTTCAAAAGTGCAAACATTCATATCAACACCTGAAATAGTACCTTCTACCTTACCATTTTTAGTAGTTACGACTACTGAGTGACCTTTCTTAAATTCTGTTGCTTTCATATCTTATATGTTTTAATTGTTATTACTTCGTTTCTGATGATGCAAAGGTATAGTATATATACGAAATAAGCAAATGTAAATTATGTATATATGCTATATTTAATACGTTTTATATAGCATAGACACTAAATTTATATTCATTCACATAAAATATAGCTAAAACAAATAATTATCAAACTTTTCTTTCGCATATATACTATATTATATATCTTTGCATCAAAAATCATAATTTATGGCAAATACAGAATTAAGAATTAAAGAGTTGTGTAAAGAGAGAGGCATTACACAAGCTCAATTGGCTGATAAATTGGGAATACAGCCTGTATCTTTTTCGCAAGCTATAGCAAGAAATAAATTCAGCGTTGATAGGCTTGCTGATATAGCTGACGCTTTAGAGGTGGAAATTCCTGACTTATTTAGGAATGATTCAGACACTATCATCTGCCCTCATTGTGGAGGTAAAATCCATTTTGACGGAGAACCACGTATGCCGGAACATAAGAATATACGAGGGAAAGAATACTATAAATAAAGAAAGGAGAATAAAACATATGGGAAAAAGGATTTATGTCAATGGAGGAATCTTAATAACGACTCCATTTTTTGCATATAAGAATGCAGGGGCATCATACGATCTCCCTCCTGAAAATTCTGAAATTATAGAACCCAATACTATAACTGAAACAGGAGAGCCTTACCTTGAAATTAGCAATGAGCATCCCCAATCTATTTTTAATGAATATTACGCAAAAACATTCTTTACAACACAACATACATTTGCTTATTTTTTTCAAAAAGACTTTATCGGATCATATAATGATTTTAAGCAAAGAATTGATGAAATCCAAAGTGTAATTAACATCAAAGGATTGGACGAACAAAAACAAAATATCATCAATAAATTGTCATATATTAATATCATTACATCATTAGATACATTTATTTGTGACATTATTTTAACCAAAATAATCCAAGACGAAGAAAGTTTCAATAATTTTTTCAATTCAATTCCTCCATGCAAGAAAAAAGATGAAATGACTAAATTAAAAGAAGACAATCTTGTTGCCCAATGGGAGCAAAAGGTCATAGAATATGTAATGAGGACATCTTATAGTAACATTGATACTATAAAAGATATACTCAAAGAATTATTTAAAGTTTCTATAATCGACACAAATGGGAAAATGAAAAAACACTTCTATTATAGGAATTTATTAGCACATAGAAATGGTAGAAAAAAAGATGGAGGTTATATCAATATAACTAATGAAGAACTTAAATCCTTAATAACTGATACGCAATCCATCGCAAAACAAATCCAAACAAAAATTAAGCCGGAGCACTAAGCCCCGGCTCATTAATTGATTAGCCCTTTGAATCTTAACCGATTTACGATTTCGGTGTAAAGATACTCTATATCCCCACTAAAATCCCCATAATTCTGATAGAGAAACACGACATCAGCGCAGTTGTCGGAAATTGTACTCTTGGACTGAACCCCAAGTACCCTTGACATCTCTTCGCGTAACCCAGCTGTCATTTTCCCACCGGCAAGCGAACTTGGAGAAAACAGGTACAGGATAATGAAAATGAACTTCTTCCGCTGGGTAACACTGTCAATACAAGGGGGAAGACTTCTGCTATTCAATAGCTCAACGAAGATTTTATAGATATCCCTAATAAGGCTTTTATCTCTCAAAATCGGTGAAGCTAAGGTATTTTCTTCTTCTGAAAGTTCTGATTTCTCGATACGAATCTTTTTAAGACGAATTATTTTGTTAAAATCCAGTTCCATAACACGATTATTTTAAAAGTAAATAGTATATTTGCATCATAATCGTGTAAGGAAGAGCTGATTCATGGTCGTGCGTGGGTTGGCTCTTTTTCATTCTTCTTCATTCGTACTGACGAATGGTTTCTTTTCCAAATCATAGCAGGTGATATATACCCGTTTCCCATTGACATCACATAGAGCAAGGGCATATCCTTTCTCCAGTATTTTAACCGGCTGATTGTCGCAATAGACAGTACTTCCAACCGGAACTCTTATAAAATGGCGTACTATCATTTGATTATCTTTAGCTTGTTGTACCAGTGTGAAGAAAAAGGGAACCACCCGATTAAGAATGATTCCCCGAAAATGATTACTTTATATAGTTTGCTCATGGATTTTTCTTTTTAAGTATTTCAATACATTCCTTTACTCCATCATCGAAACCTTGTTTATACCCTTTGGTATAATCCCCTGTGGTATATACTGCCATTGACAGAAAAAATAGAAGGATACCTACAGGCTTATACCAACCGGGAAGTGATATAGAAAACGGCTTAAATGTAATTGTGAGATCTCCAACCCATAATAGGGCGATAATACATATAATTGTAAATAATATTGTTTTCATATTCAATACTTTTTCCCGTTCAACATAGGTCTTAATTCATTGTATCTTATCTTCTGTTCGATATGCCAAAGCAAATCTATGTCAAGATGTTTGGCAAGTCCAAAAATTGACAGTATCATATCATTCACAGTAATAGAAAAATCAAATATTCCGTCATATCTAACAGGAAGTGTAGAGATGGAATAGATTGATTCGGTGAAAGTTTCGTCTTTATAGGCTTCTGCCATATCTTCAATACAGTCATCAATATCTCCGTTGGCAAGTTCAAGGCTTATCCCTCGAAGTCCTGCAAGGTCAAGCAAGCGTATAACTGCTTCGCTTAGTTCGTCTGAAATCGTATCTTTGATATATTTTTCAAAACAATACTTGAAATTGACATCATCGTGCGGTTCTTCATCCTCATAAGAAGACTTGAAAGATTCCCTGTCGGCATGTTTCCCTTTTCGGTCCGCTTCCACTGCTTCCATAAGCTCGCTGATGATAAGGCAAAAGCAGTGTTCATTACTCAGTTCCTTATCGTGGAAACCGTGCGTTACTGCGTTACGGTAGGCTTTATTTCTTAATTCGTTTAAGCTCATGATATTTTGGTATTAATTGGTTGGCAATAAAATACCCGATAACCACCACAAAGCAGTTACCGGGTATTCACAAAGCACTGACAAAGGCTGTCTGTATTATATATTACATCCTCTTATTATGTTTATAATCATTGTTCTTATTGTTTGCAACGTGCTATGCATAGGATATTTTTTATTTAATTCTATAAATCCTATTTTCCTGGATGAACGATAATATATTGAATACTTTTTAAAAGAAGTTTGTATACCTTGATTATATTTTTTATCTCCTGTACTATAGAACAAACTAGGATACAACAATATTATAATTCGCTTACCTTTATTTCTTCTGCAAAATTGATTTATAACCTTAGAAGGAATTCCATCTGTAATTATTATAACACACCTATTAGATTCTTGTATATTGTTCCACTTATCATACTCCAACCACTGATATCCCAATTCGTTGGCTATAATTACCGAATCTCTTATGTTGGAATTTATCATAATAAAAGGATGAAAACTATTTTCTTTTTCTAATATCGTAACAATATGTTCATCCCAATATTTAAATGAATCACTCCTCCTTCTATCTAATTCTTCTTTATTGTATAATTCGATAACATTATAAGTGTTTCTATAACATTTATGATAACCAGTTTTATTCAATAATCTATACCCAATTATTAATTTATATAATTCTTCAGCAGAGTTTGCATATACAAAAGGAATAGGCATGTTAGTCTTAAGCTCTTCTACTGGTTTATAATAATATCTCAATTTATTAGTCTCTATAAATGACAATAATTGAGCAAATTCCATATCTACAAAGAAATTTGGATTTACCAAGCGTATTTTCTCTATTCTTTTAGGAATTTCGGAGAGTTTTTTTAAAATGTCATCTGGATAAATAAAAGACATATTCCCCAAACCAGTATATTTCTTTCCTTTATGCCAAATTGAATTCCAATAGGTTTGAATATCATATCCTCCTTCTATATGATTTTTAACTGTACCATTTATACATAATAAATCCTTTTCTTCTAAATCGTCAATATTTTTATCTATTTTATAGACATACAGAATTTGATTAATCAAAATATATAAATCCTCCAGGAAGAAATAGACTTCATAAGATAAAATTCTTTTAGACTTACCTATTTGAATCCATAATGGAACTACAACTGTTACAAAATAAAAAATATATGCTGCTATAATACTATAAGCCAATGATAATAAAGTCCGATTTATTTTTTCTACTATAGCTTCAGAAAAGTGAGATGGCATTAAAGGTAAAAGATTTAATTCTATCCCTAAAACTGTATAAGAAGAAATAAAAAGTACAAGCCAAAAAATTATCTTATATATTAGGTTCTTTTTCATAATAATATTTTTCTACAAAGATAAGAACTAATATAAATAAATCAAAACACTCTTCTTACATATTAGAATTCATATAAAATCCAAAAGAAACGTGTTATCACTAAAAGCCAATGCTAAAGAACATCTCTGACATATCATTTATTCATATTCCCAAAATCCTAATTTCCCTTTCACATTCTCAATAGGCTTATCAAACAGAACCGCATTCTTCAGCACCCAATTCCAGCAGCCTTTCTCAGCCCAGATAGAAGGATGATTAATAGAACAACCTACTATTTCCACACTGCCAATGATTGCGCCAGTCTGTTTATAATACCCACACACATCCATAATACAATTATCTATCGCATCAGCTTGAACATCATTGAATATCATGTAAGGTTCTCTGTCAGGCTTTAAGCTTGCATGAATCAGTACCCTCTGCCCAATATATTTATCAGGACACGGCCAAGTTCGATTTTCGATGTCTTTAATACCGTGGACTATCAAAGAAGCCCACGGCTGTTTTATGGTTATTGCTTTCATATTATTCCTTTTTATTATTATATTTGCGCCAAGTAGCTAAATGGTACGCGTTAGCGTTAAAGGTTCAAATCCTTGTTACACTTTAATTATTGTTCAATTTTAAACAAATACAATTATGAAAATAATACCGACATTTTGTTGTCGGCTGATTTCAAAACGTATTTCAAAAATTTTCAAAAAATATCAGAATAAAAAGCCGACAATAGTTAAAGAAAAAATAGGCTTTAAACTCAATTTGGGAATTATCTCATTTAGGCTATGCCGAAAGGAAAGCCTTGTTGAATTTGCAACTCAACTGAATTTGGGGATTTTCCAATTTGAGTGGAGTAGAGAATGGAGTAGTTTAAGTGGAAAGAATGCCACTCATTGTGGAGGTGCAGGTTCGATACCTGCTCTCCATTCTTTTTTATCCTACATTTATCAAGTCAAACAATGTGGGCGCACTCACTTCCATTTCCGCTTCATATAGATATGAAAGACTGTCCTTCCAATAGTCGTAATTCAGTTCGGTGGATAATCCTTTACGCCCTAACCTGATGGCGCAATAAGGCACAGTGCCGATACCTCCGAAGGGGTCAAACACCAGCTCACCCTTGTTTGAGTACCGTTCAATCAGTCTTTCAACGATATCGAGCTGTAAAGGGCAGATGTGATTCTGTCTCTTTTTTTGCGATTGCTTGGTATTGAGCGTGCGCATCCGGGTGACATCATCCCATATCCAGGGTTTCTTGCTTACCGGATCGACAGCCATAAACGTTTTAGGCAGCTTTCCGTAAGCTTCCAATTCCTCTGCGAATGATACATGTTCTTCGTAGTTATATATATGCTCGCGTTCGTAGTTCCTGAACAGATGGCGTATCTTGTCTATTCCGGCTCCTTTCATGTCCTCATAGCTCAATAGAGAGTTACCTGATGATTTCCAACTTGCATGGGCATCTATCTGCCAACGGGCAAGCGAGTATTCACTCTTATTCTTTGTCACCGGCAAATCAGCATAGGCTCGTGAGGTATCAGAAGGCAACTTTCGGAAGAGAAGAACATATTCCGGGCAACCGATACCCATCTTTGAACCGTCCTTACACATTTCTGTATATCCAAGCCGATAAGTCTGGTTGTTCTCCCTTACTACATCCGTATCCACTGTAATACGCCCCATGTAGCGGAATCCGTGCTTCAGATAATGGAACACTGTCATTTCGCTGAACGGGTCGATGGTGGGCATACCGTCACCCGTAGCGTTGCCGAACAGTACACGGTCCTTTACATGGATGCAGGCCAACCGACCGGGCTTTAAAATACGCATAAGCTCCGGAGTAAGGTAATCCATCTGCTCAAAGAACTTGCCGTTATCCTCATTATGTCCGAAATCATTATAGGTAGGCGTATATTCGTAGTAGTTGGAGAACGGAATACTGGTTACAATCAGGTCTACCGAATTATCTTCCATCTTCTGACATTCAAGTACATTGTCATTATTGATAGCTTTCCACAGTTTGCCGGACTTCTCTTCCCGACCGGCGAACATCCAGCGCATCATCTTTTCCTCTGCCTGCAAGCCGAACAAACCGTTCTTGCGGACTATATCGGTCATTTTGGCTACCATCTGGCGGTGTTGCGCCCACTTCTGCATGAAACTCTTGTATATCTCTCCCTCACTTTCCGCATAGACCAGATAGAGGTCAACCGGATGCTGCTGCATGAAACGGTAGATACGGGCTATTGCCTGAAACTTGTCGTTGAAACGGTAGTCAATGAACATGATTGCCTTGTGGCAGTGGTACTGGAAGTTCAGACCCTCACCAAGCATTTCAGGTTTGGCGGCCAGATATTTCAGACGGCCATCCTTGAAGTCCGCTATCACCCTGTCGGCTTCCTCATCATCCTGCGAGCCGTACACAGCCTTACATCCGGGAATTGCCTTGCAGAGTGCCTCACGTTCAGCCTCCAAGTCGTGCCATAAAAGGAAATGGTCGTCTTTGTTTTCCGGGCGATTGATAATCTCTACCACACGGGCAATCTTTTCCTGCATGTTGTCCCGGCGTTCCTTTGCCGCATCAGCCAGACCGAGAGCAGCCTCACGGAACATTTTCACCTGCCCGTCACGGTCGGTGCCGGCAGTGGAGTTGTCCACACTCACAACTTCTTCATGTACCCGTAACTCCGGTAACTCATATCCTGTATCGGGATAACCGAGATCAGATGGCTTTGTAAGAAATAATGCCCATGTACTGACCCATAACCAGAATTCCTTTTCCTTGTGGGGATAGAGGGTAAGATTGTTCGCTTTCGTGCTGTCACGCTGGAAGAACCTTGTAAGTGCCTGCCCGGTATCCATCACTCCAAGGTAGCCGGCATAGTGTATCAGCTCCTTGTATCTGTTGGGTGATGGCGTGGCTGTTGCGACAAACCTGTACGGAACTTCTGCAAACAGAGGAAGAAACTCCTGATAGGTCTTGGTCCCGAATCCACGTAACACGCTCGCTTCATCCAATGAGGTAACGGTAAAGTAGGAAGGTTCTATTCTTACTCCGTCCTCGCCGTCACGGACACGTTCATAGTTTGTCACCATGATATCGGTCGGACATTGCTTCACCTCCTGCATAGTACGTACATAGGTCACTTTCATGCCCAGATGCTTTTCGGCCTGTGTCAGGAACTCCACTACTACACGCTTGGGGCAAACTATCAACCCTTTGCCTCCTGTGCGGTTCAGGATTACCCGCAGTATCTCCAACTGGGTTACGGTTTTCTGCATACCAAAGCTGGAGAATATCGCACGGCATCCACCGGATATTGCCCAACGAACTGTATCCTTGACATGGGGATATAACGACGGGGTAAGTTCATCAGCCTTAACTTCAAATCCTGTCTGATGGCTGATGGCCATCTTGTCTTTTAGAAATTCTATATATTCTTTCATTATACTGCTTCTTTTAATTTATTCAGTTTAAATACTCTTAACCTTTTGCAAAGAGCCTCGGTATTCTTTTTTGCCTGAGTAACCTCAACCGCATTCCCGATAAACTTCTTTTGGTCAGCTTGTGTGCCTATTAAAACATAATCTTCAGGGAATCCCATAATCTTTTTGAGTTCCGGAATGCGAAGCATCCGCATTTTAATATCCACTATGCCATACAGTGCCATGAACTCCTTTATCTTCACGGTCATAGGACTATCATTGTCGTAGATTTCAATCGCTACCTGACCGCTTTCTGTTGCTACTAGATAGGGCGGCATCTTATCCATGCGGGCTATTAATGTGAAGCAGGGGCTATCAACAGAGCCGCCAACACTGTTGAACTGTGGATTCATCAGATAGTGCCATTTCCTGTTTGCGGTAATGGTCTGGGAGGGTTCCTCTATACTGCTACCTACATTTGAGAATGCAGTATTCATTATCCACGGCTGGCATGTTACCAAGTTTTGTTTCGGTGTTGTGGTAACAGCGGGGCATGGTGAGTTTATATCAGACACCTGACCACCTCCAGAATATTGGTTCATAAAAAACGGAGATACAAGAGAAAGTCTGTCTTTCGTCAGAAGTGTAGGACAAGGCTGGTTAATATCCTTTCCTGTATCCTTAAAGTTATAAGAACACATAAATCGGCTTTCAATTAAAGCCATCCTGTCCTTCGTTGTGACCGTTGGAGCTGGAAGGTCTACCGAATGATTATGTCCATTTCCATAATAAGCAGAGACAAAAACATGGTGGTCTTTGCAGGTGATTGCACCTGCCGGTTCTTCTACAGACACATTCTTGCTTTCGGGATGTCCGCTGAACTGTTTGGAGAGGAAACTTACCTGTACCTTTGCAAAGCGGTTTTCAGTAGTCAACACTCCGCATGGTTCATCAACTGATTTGCATGTGTCTTGAGGGCGAACCGTATTGTAACGGGAAAGGAAAGCATCCTTTCCTCCGGCTACAAATTTGATAAGTCCGGCATAGATGCGTTCAAGCGTTTTCTCTGCAAGAGGCTTTTCCCTAAAGATGGTAGTTCCTTCGTCAGAAAAATCAAGAACTTCCTTGACGGGTTTCCATTTTTCCAGCTTAGAAAACATGTCCTGCCTGCCACCTTTACAGTGGGTCGGTTCAGGGAATACTATCGGCAAGCTCTTTTTAGCAAAGATGCCGAAGAAGCGTTTCCTTGTGGTGTAGGCACCGAAGTCGGCAGCATTCAGGATGCGGTGCTCAAAGTTGTAACCGTACTTCTTGACATTGCGCACCCACTTCTGATAAAGCCTGCCTTTGTCCATGCTGATAGGCTTCCCTTTTTCGTCCATATCTCCCCAGCTCATAAACTCCTCCACATTCTCAATCTGAATATAATCAGGATCTATCACATCAATGTAGCGGAAGAGATGTTCAGCCAGTGTCCGGCTATCAGCATCACGTGGCTGACCGCCTTTGGCTTTCGAGAAGTTGGTACACTCCAAAGAGGCATGAAGCATTATCATGGCATCAGGGTATAGCTGACGGATACGTTCTACAATAGTGCTTATCGGGGAAAGTTCCAGTGTACGGATATCCTCAATAAAGTGAAGTGCATCAGGGATATTGGCATCATGTGAAAGGATGGCATTCTTGTCATGGTTCACACAACAAACAACCTTTGCACATCTATTTCCATCCAATCGTGCTTCTTCCACACCTTCGGACAAACCGCCGGCACCACAAAAAAGGTCTATCACGAACAATTCGATATCGGACAGACCTTCTAAACTCCTTAGTATTTCTTTTAATGATTTCATAATCGTGTATTCTTATTTCTAATTTGAATAAATCCCCTTCGTTCTGTTTCTTCTAACAGTGAAAAGTCTTCATCCTTGATTTCACATTCTGTTTCGTAGTTCACGGAAGTATAACTTGGGATATTGAACTTTTTCCGGATTCTTACGATAACATCCGGATTTCTTGTTACCCAGTAAACGGTTATTCTCATGGTGACATCAGCATTTTTCTGGCTTCCTCATCTCCTGCATCAGCACGGTGCTTGATTTCAATGTACTCAGCATAAGAGATTCTGTTATTTCCACGCTCCTCTATCTCTTTTTCACGTTGGTTTCTGTATCGTTCACGCTCTTTCCGTTCAATATCTTTCCGACGTTCAGAAACGTAGTCCAGCATCGCACTTGTTATTTTCAATGGATCTATTGAACCGTAGAACCGCCCATACTTCCCTGACTTAAACCGTGCTATGAAAAAACAGATTTCAGCGGCATTTATATAATAATACTCCGAAAGGAATATCTCCGATAGTTCAGAAAGTTGCTCTTTCGCTATCTTGGTTGAAACTTCTGCAAAGTCATTCAATGAGCCAAATTGTATCTTTAGCCATTCTATCGGTGTTTCATCCCCATAAGTAGAAGACAATAGCCCTAAACTCGGAATGCTGTCATTCAACGCCAGTTCTGAATGGGTTGCATTACATCTGACAAGTTTGAACTGCAAATCAGGGTTGTAATCAAGAATGAATTGTGCAGGATCGGGATATTTATTCAATAACGCCCTCTGCTTCAAGTTCCTTTCTCTTTTTTGCGGCAGCTTCTCTAACGGTTGTAGCGACTGCAAGAACTGAATCACGTTTTCGCAGCTCGCTATCCTGTTGATTTTTACTAAGTCTTGTCCCATTATAGTTTCCTTCCAATATTTTAGTAAAGTTTGCTTGTTTGAAAATCCAATCAAAGTCGCATTTCCAATTGCGGTCATTAGCTCCAAGTAGGAACGGGGATTGAAGAATGAGATTGAAAACACTCCTCACTGACTCTTTCCCATATTGGGCTATCCGGGCTTTTACAGCCTTTTTTCTCACATCAGTCATTGATCTTATCTGCTGGAGTCTGTCTTTGAATGTGGTATTATAGTATTCCATCAATCCGCTGTAATCAATCTTTTCAGAGGGAGAGGGCGAAGAAAGCTTGTCTTTCTTTGATACTCCGTCAGGAGTATTTTCTTTCTTTTGATGTAGAGATATATCTATATACTCTCTTTCTTCTTTCTTTATATTTGTGCCCTCTGTGTGCCCTGATTTTTGTAAAAGTTCGGATTGCGGTAGATTGTTGTTCATGGACTGTGCCCCAAGTTGTGCCCTTAGTTGTGCCCATTCCTGTCTTAATTCATTGATTTCCTTTTCAATACCTGTGCCCTTACTTGTGTCCTTGGTTGTGCCCATTGGATTATATTCTTCATATTTACATAAGGTTATAAGGTTCATTCCTTGATTGCACTCAACAGTTATCATACCTTTCTTTCTAAGATGCACAAGAAAGGAACGCACTTTCTTTTCAGACCATTTCCAACGCTGTGACAGAAATCTTATGGATGCAGGATATTGACCTCTTGAATAAGAGATTTCTCGACCTCCGATACTCTCCTTTCGGGGCGTTGCCTCAAATCGTGCAGACTGAATTAAGTCTAACCACGCTTCGCAACTGCTAAAAGTACGGGCTTCATTCCACATTTCATTCGAGAAAAACCTGCGGCTTAGCCTCAAAAATCCTTCGTCCATAGTCTTAGAATCTCACGTTAGTTAATTGCCTTCCGTTAGAAAATACAGCCCACTTACCATTACCGCTATCAAACAATCGTAAATCCGACACCTCTCCGAAACGTTTGATGTTACCGCATAAATCCACAATCCATCCACATTCTTTAGAAGGATGCGGGCGGATGGCACGACCGACTATCTGATACCACATGGCAAGTGACATTGTAGGACGTGCCATAACGACCGTATCGAGTTCCGGATAGTCAAAGCCTGTGGTAAGTACACCTACATTGGCAACAACAGATATTTCACCAGCTTTGAACGCTTCAAGAATATGTTCGCGTTCTTTCTTAGGAGTATCACCCGAAACAATTGCGGTTCCGGGTATAGACCATGTAAGCCGTTCCGCTTCTTTCAAGAAGCGGGTAAATACCAAAATGCCTTTCCGTTTTCCTCCGGCTTTGGGGTTCATCAGCCTTTGGACGATATGGACGAGATAGCCGTAGAAGTCTATCCGTTCATATTCCTTTTGAACTGACCTATCTGTGTAGTCGGCACCAGTACTATTCCTTTTTAGGTTACACTCCTTAAACTCGTTGCCATTATATTTTTTAAGTTCTTTATCCATCGGATAATAGTTTAGCTTCGCCAAATAACCCATATCCAAAAGAGTAGATACCTGTACATGATAAATGACCTCTGAAAATACATGAGGCTTCGTCCGTGTAATAAACTTCAACATAGAGCCGAAGTCACGGCTGGAGCTTAGACGGTATGGTGTCGCTGTCAGTCCTAAGACTTTGCACTTTACAGCTTCAAAGAAATCCTTATACATTCCCTCTTTGGGGTTTACCAAATGGCATTCATCAACGATGATGTTTTTGAAGTGGGTAAAGAGTTCGGGGTGATTCTTCACACTGCCGATGGTGGCGAATGTTATTCGGCTTATCTCCTTTGAATTAAAGGAAGCCGAATAGATGCTGCAATCAAGAATGCCGTATGAGCAGAGCTTCTTGAAGTTTTGCTCGAGTATTTCCTTTGAGGGCTGGAACACTAAAGTATGCCCGTCAAGCCTTGCGGCTATATCCGCTATGATAAGCGACTTTCCGCTACCCGTAGGCAAAACCATGATAGCGTTTGTTTTCTTTGCCTTGTTATTGAAGAAGGAAACGGCTGCATCAGAGGCTTTTTGTTGGTAATCACGTAGCTTGTATGTCATTTTATATCTCCTTTCAGTAGTTCGGGGTTATCGTAGATATTACCTTTAACTACAAACATTTTGTGTGTCTGTTGAAGAGTATTTTCTACAAAGCCATCCCATCCAACCCAGCATCCCTCTTGGGTACACCATTTGACCTCAAATGAAAGTCCTATGCGATGTTTTCCAAGCGTTGTAATATAGTCAAGTTGTACAATATCCCCCTCATAAATCTCTTGTCCGTTCTTATCTCGTAATCCCGTGAACTGCCCGATAGTATCTTCGTTTACGCACTCATTAAACAAATCCATGCCAAGCCCGTGCAGTTCGGCATATACCCATTTGCCATTGTTGGTACTTTTCCCTCTGAATTTAATTGTTCTCATAATCCTTTCTCCTTTCGTAACTTCTTACTAAGTGCCTTGTAATACTTGATTAGCTGTTCATAATCAAAATCTGATTTCTTATAATTTTGAGGATTATCCTTCGAATCTTTTATTTTCCATTTTAATAAATCAAACTTCCGTTGTCCGATTTTAGCAATTAGATTTACCCGATAGCCTTCCAAATGGTCGGCTTTGAATCTGTTGCAGTGTCGGCATTCCGCATGGCAGTTATCTTCGTCAAAGCGGGTAGCCAGATGCGTGCGGCTGAAATAGTGACCGCAATCGGCTTGCGCAAACGGCTTTATCTGCCCACAAGAGATACAGCGAAAACAACCGTTAGGCATACAATCACGAAGCCGGATGAAAAGGGAAAACTCCTTGTCGAGTTTAGCTTTTAAATCCGGCTTCTTCTTTATTGTTACCCCCGCTTTATCAAACAGAGGTAAAGGCTTGTCTTTCTTCTTAGCCTTTCGTTTTATATAGTACGGCATTCTACTATTGGTTTACACAATTCAACAACTCTTTTACAATCCTCCACATCAAACATCCCTATGTGGCAAACTTCACGTGGTATATTCAGTTGGTTAGAAAGCCACAGATAAGCCTTGTTTCTGTTTGATGTATTCGGGATATGTTTCTTCCAAATCTTATTGATAAGATTGGTTTTGGCTATCTGGTCGAAATAGAAATGGGCTTCTTTCTTGGCTTCCCTCAATTCCGCATTTGCCAAACGCCCTAATGCCAGGTCTGTACCCTTATGAACGCCTACATAAGCCCTGCAATCACGGCAGAGGTAAATCATGCCGTAGGAGTATCCGTAGATTACAGAACTATCCACGTATTCGGTAGGCTTGCCACAATAGGGACAAATCTTACCAGTTAATATTTCATTCATAGTTTTCCAATTAAAAGCCCCGAAGCGTATTCTCCGGGGCACAACCATTCTTTACTAACCCTTGCCATTTATGTGTGGCTCACATTTATGTGGAGATGGGGCGATTCGAACACCCAATTAAGGACTTATCCTTTTGCGCTACTTCTAAGGTTAATTACTCCTTATATCTCACGTACCGTACTTTCTACCATGTGCACCTCTCGAAAGTCAAAAGCACTCCACTGCGCACCCCCATTTTCGCCCGCCCCATCTTCACAGACCGGACAGGCAGGTTAACAAAGTTATTCCATATAAGCCATTGAAAACTCTTTCGGAATAAACCGCCCGACCGGGATAGGTTTAGCAGATTCAATGGCTGTATGGATTTCCCTCTTTCTGAACTCATGTCC